TTCTCCAGTGCTTGCATCATATACAAGTTTGTTGCGATAACGCATCATTACGTCACGCAGATATTGTTCTGCTTTGACTTTGGGGAGATTACCTACGTCAATATAGAAAATTCTTCTTTCTGGTGCTCGTGACAAACGATAGATAACCAGTGCATCCTCAATCATTCTCAATTGATTGAGTGCCTTGATTGCCTTATGAAGATATGAAAGAGTTGATCCCTTATTTCTGTCTACTAGGCCTGAAGTACAATATGCAATTGCATCTCTTGCAATTTTAATTCCTTTATTATCCCCCAATGCAGATGGATTTGACGTTGGATAAGTTGCTTGTGGCGTATAGATGAAGTATTCCTCAATCTTAGGAAACTCATACTGCATCGGATTGTCTTGATTGACATTTGCTAATCTAATTTGATTATCTTTTGCTTGCCTCGTTGTCTGCCTGACATAGCGAATTTTCATCGCATCAATATATCTTAACTCTTGAATACCTTCATGGGGATTCTTGAGATCAATAACTTTGTGATAATGAAGTCTTCCATCAACATACCAGTTTCTGTAGATTTCGTGACACTTCTTGTCAAAATCTAAAAGATCTAGAATATATTTAAATTCTTCTCTAATTTTTTTCTTAATGCCATCGCTAGCATTTAAATTTGATAACTCAATCGTAACCGGAGTATCGTTTGTATCCGATACAATTGCTTCGTTTACAATATCTTCAATCGCACTATCACACTCTGGATGCAGAGCCATTTCACGATATCTCTTAATGAGATCAAACTCAGTCCTATAAATTCCCTCAAGATCGACATAAGAACCAAAAAACCCACTGGTTAAATAGTGGTCAACCCCGTCCTCATTATTAGGAGGAACGGGGGAAACCGCAGTAGGTGATAATGGTTCTTTATCTTCAATAGAGAAACCAAAAAGTTTTGTCATTATTTAAGTTTAGTCTTGTGTACTATTTATTAGGCACCAGCACCAGGGGCTTCAGGATAGAAGTATTGAACCTGGAACTCTACTGTAAACTCTTCAATTGTATCTCCAGTATCGTAAGATAATGCGATATCGGAAATTGTAGTTGGGAAGATATCTTGGAACTTATATTGTGCTAAGATATTTGCAGGACCTGAGGTTGATGATTCATTTTGAATTGAAGAAGCAGTTCTTCCAAGTTGGTAAACAGTAGCGTTACCCATATAGTCTGATGGGTTTGTTAAACCAGAACTATCTCCATATTGAGCAACGTTTTGCATCCACGCTTCAAATGCTCTTCTATGATTGAAGTTTTCGTCGTTGATAACCGTTACGGTCCAAACATCAAAAGTTCTGTCTCCAGCAACTTTTAAAATACGACCTCTGAATGGAACATCAATTGGTGAAACCGTTGATGCTGGAAGTGCAGCTGCCTTACATAAAAATCTGAAATTTTCAGAATCAAATGCTCCAGTTCCATCACCCTGAATGCCAAGGTCTACTCCTGCCGGAAAAGCAACGTTGACTTCAAATAGGTTTGGACGAGCACCGCCGCCAATCAGTTTTGATTTAAATTGTGAAATGTTTCTTGTTGGAATTTGTGCCATTTTTAGGGTCCTCCTTAGTAATTAATTATGTTAGTTAAACTCTACCAGCAACTTCTTCAAAGCTAACTCCCGTGCGAGTAGCAACGAATGTAAGAGTGACATAATTAATTGACTTGGCTGGTTTCAGGTAGATGTCAGCCCTAAATTCATTATTATCAATTACGTCAGGAGTGTTATTTGTTTCATCACAGACTACGAGGAAACCATAGAGACCTCGTTTTGCTTGAATATCACGGAGATATGGTTCAACAATATTAACAAAGTTTGATCTTGTAATTTGATCGTTCAATTCAAAGAGTTGAGCTTGTGCTGCTCTTTGGAGTGCTTGCTCAATTGTGAGGAACAATCTACGAACGTTAATTCTGTCAAAAGCAGATGCATAACCAAGAGCAGTCTTATCACCAAAGAGAAGGATACCAATTCCTGCCTGATTAACGATTGAATTAATTCTCAAAGGATAAAGTTGATCTCTCTGGGCTTTATTTGGATTATATGCAAGTTTAATTGCATTATTCAGAATACCTCTTTGCTGTCCTGCAGGTGAGAACCAAGGATATGCAACGAGATTTGTTCTAACCATCAATCCAGCTACATCTCCACTGCAAGGAACATATCTGAAAGTATTATTAAATCTATCATACATGTACTTATAACCACTGTCAAAGATTGCATAAGATGATGAAGAAAGTGGATTAAAGAAGGAAATCAGATTATCAGTTTGAGTATCCGAATTAGTTATGTTTACAACATCTGCCCTATGAGGGGAAATTGTTGTCACACAATCCTTTCTATCTCCAGCAACTGAAATTAAATAACCCGCCTTTGCTTGAGATTCGTATTTGTCACCAAGACCTGGACCCATGATTAAATAATCAACTGCAACTTCTTCTTTGTTTGAGAAAATTCCATATGCAGTGATAAGATCTCCAAGTTGAGCTGTCATTCCACCACCACCAAAATAATTAACACCACCATTTAAAGTATATGATACGTTGCCAATCGAACTAAAAGTCGTGTTTTGAGTTGGAACATTCCACTGACCCTGAGATTCAGTATATGCGGTGAAGTTGGTTGAAAAACCAGTTGCTCTTGGAACAGTATTATTATAAGTATCATTTCCTACAGATGGATTATCACCTGCATAAACATATGCAGAACTATCTGCAAGATATTCTTTCCAGAAAATCTTTTGTGGAGAATTGACTGCAGAAATTGCATCAGATGCTTTTGAAATACCGATATGTGTCTCAAGAAGATTTCCTTGAATTCCTGTTATGGTCCCTTTATCATCGACAATTGCAATGTGAATTTCATCATTTCTAGAATTTCTATCTTGAGCATATCCACTTGATTGTGGTTTAGGTGCAATAGATTTCCAATAAAGACTTCCATTAGTTAAATTTAATTGCTGTTGGTCATACCAATCAACAACAGTCGCCGCAGTTCTAGATCCAGCTAAGTTTGAGGAATTATTTAAAAATGTAATTGTATCCGCTGCTAAAACGGATGCTTCTCTAGCACCTTGCTTATAATCAATTTGAGTTTCTGCTCCCGCAGTAGTAACTCTAGAAAAAATCTTCACATCAAATGAACTGTCAGTACCAGAAGTTGCAGTAGTAACGCCAGTAATAATACCCTTAAGATATCCAGTAAAAGATGAAGTTGATCCATCTCCTGGAATTGTTACAGCAGTCAGGGTAACTGAAACTCCATATCCAACAACAGCGCCGGCAGCTCCTGGATTAGTTGTAGTAATACCAATTGTTTGATCTGCTTTGCCATCAATAACGCAAACTTTTAAACTATTTGACCAAGAACCAGGATTTTTAGCGGCAAAAATATAATCTGCAATATCATCAGCATAGTTTTGCGTATAATCATCATAGTTCTTAATTTTGATTGCTGTGGTATATGCAAAACCTACTGCAGCATTTGCATTATTTAAAGTTGTTCCATCTGCTCTTACAACTTTAAGAACACCACCATAGCTTAAAAAGGAGGATGCAGTCATCCAATACTCATATTGAGCATCGGTTGATACCGGTTTTCCAAATACGTTGATTAACTCGTTTTCCGTAGTAATATCAACTGCTTCGTTAACTGGGCCTCTAGTAAAAGGACCTGCAATTGCTCCAATGTTATCTAATACATTATCAGCTCTCCCAACAGTTAAATCAACTTCCCTAGTTAATACACCAGGAGATAATTGAGGAGTCGCCATGTTTTTCTCCGTAGTCTCAGTTTATCTAAAAAATATTTATCAAAATCCCAACTTACATATACTCCCACATGTATGCACGGTCTCCATATTCATCAAGATGCCATCTATCTCCCTCATCATCAACAAAACTAGTCTCATCGGTTCCATCTACAATAAATCCAAATGGAGCCATATCCTGCTCAATTTGATTTTTTTGTTCTTCATATAATCGTTTTCTAACATCTTGGTCAGTAAGTTCTTTAAAATAATCTTGGGCAACTAACCATGCATAAATGACAAGACACATCGCTAAGTCATCATTACATCCATCTTCTGCCTCAAAGGAATTATTTTTTTGAATGAATGTGGTTAATTCACTCATGATTTCATAATCATTGAAGATGAGTTTATCTTCTTCAACCATCGTCTTG